CAATAGATGTTGCATCTATTGCAACACCAGGTGTAGTTACAACATCAGGTACTGCATCAAGTGCAGCATTTCAAATAAATGTAGGAACAGACGTTACAACAGTTGGTAACGGATGGGGAGCCGGTGCGTGGGGATTTTCTACTTGGAATACACCAAGACCATCAGGAGTTATTACAGCTAATCCTAGAATATGGAAGATTGATAACTTTGGTGAAGATATATTAGCAACAATTGTAGGTGGTAAAACTTATTACTTTGATACATCAGCATTTTTAGTTGCAAGAAATACAAGAGCTACATTACTATCTAATGCTCCAACACAAGCTAATTATATGACTGTATCTCCAAGAGATAGACATGTTATTTTCTTTGGAACACAAACAACACCAGGTTCAACTTCAACATATGATCCAATGGCAGTATTATTTGGATCGCAAGAATCATTAACTGATTTTACACCTAATGCAACGAATACAGCAGGATTTCAAAGATTATCTTCTGGTAACCAGATTGTAACTGCGGTTCCAACAAGAGGAGATATATTAATATTAACAAATACGTCTGCTCATTCTATGCAGTTCGTAGGACCTCCTTTTACATTCTCATTTAAACAAGTTGGTACAAATTGTGGGGCTTTAGGAATTCATTCAGCAGTAGAAGCAGAGAACGTTGTTTATTGGATGTCAGATGGTGCATTTTATTTATTTGATGGTGTAATAAAAGAGATTCCATGTTCAGTACAAGATTATGTATTTCAAGATGTTAATCCAGATGAACACTCTACAATTTATGCAGGGGTTAATCTTGAGTTTTCAGAAGTAAATTGGTTCTATGCATCAGCAGGATCTACATTAATAGATAAAATAGTAACTTATAATTATCTTGAAAAAGTATGGACGATTGGAACTTTAGCTAGAACTACATGGGCTTCTAAAGACGTATTTGCAAATCCTCTTGCAACTAAATATATGCCTAATTCAACAGTACTTGCTCAACCAACCGTTATTGGATTAACGAATGGTGTATCTACTTTATATGATCAAGAAAAAGGAACTAATGATGATACAGCTCCAATCACTGCTTACATTACTTCAGGAGATGTAGATATCGTAGATGGAGATCATTCAATATTTATTAAACGATATATTCCGGATATGAAAGATCAACAAGGTGCAGTTAATGTACAGTTCCTAGTTAGACAATATCCAGGTTCAGTTCAAACTGTTGCATCAAGCACAGTAGTTTATTCTACAACTACAAAAGTTGACATGCGTGCGCGAGGAAGACAAGCTGCTATTAAAATTATAAGTACAGATGTTGATACTAAATGGAGATACGGAACTCTTCGTATAGATGGACAACAGGATGGTTTACGATGATAAAAGATAAAGAACGTTTAAAAAAATATAGAAAAGAATATCGTTTAAAAAATTTAGATAAAATAAAAAGTTATTATTACAATAATTTAGATAAAATAAAAGAATACCATAAAAAATATCAAATTGAAAACAAAGATAGAATTAGTGAAGTTAAAAGAAAATATAATTTAAAAAATAAAATTAAAATAAAAGAAGATAAAAGAAAATGGAAATTAAAAAATTGGAAAGAAAATGAAGAGTTTAGATTAAAAGAAAATTTAAGACATAGAATTTATTTAGCTTTAAAAGGAGCGGTAAAATCTAAAAAAACAATGGATTTAATTGGAATATCTATAAATGATTTATGGAAACATTTAGAAAAAACATTTAAACCAGGGATGACTAAAAATAATTACGGTAAAGTTTGGCATGTTGATCATAAAATTCCTTGTTCAGCGTTTGATTTGACTAAACCAAATGAACAGATTAAATGTTTTCATTTCACTAACCTACAAGCTTTATTCGTTAAAGAAAATTTATCAAAAGGAGCTAAATTAGAATGGCTAAACTAGATCAACCCAGATTAGCTAACGCTACACCTGAATATAATCAACAACAGATGGACCAGATTATTAGAACACTAGAGCAGATGGTTCTACAATTAAATAATACTTTTACACAAGACACACAAGATATAGCTGAAGCTCAAACTTGGTTTATGTCTGGAAAGAATGGCTGTTAATGAGTTGCGATAACGTAAATGTTGTTACACAACCTGTAAGTGTTGGTGGAAATAATGTAGATGCATTTGGAAGAATAAGAGTTTCTAATCCTCTTACAATCTTTGATAGTAAAAGTATTATGTCAAAGAATAATCTATTTGATGAATCAACAGTTAATGGTGGAACAGTTACTTATACCTCTAATAAATCTACAGTTAATTTAAATATAACAGAAGCAGCAGGATCTAAAACAATAAGACAATCTAAAAGAGTGATGTCTTATCAACCTGGTAAATCATTATTGATATTTAATACATTTGTAATGAATGCTCAAACAGCTAATCTTAAACAAATCGTTGGTTTATTTGATGCTAATAATGGAATATTTTTTCAAGACACAGGAACAGGTTATCAAATTGTAAGACGTACCTATACATCAGGATCTCCAGTTGATACTGAAATTAATCAAGCAGATTGGAATGGAGATAAATTAAATGGAACCGGTGCAAGTGGATTTACATTAAATGCTGCAACATCAAATATATTATTTATAGATATAGAATGGTTAGGAGTTGGATCAGTTAGAGTTGGATTTGTTATTAATGGTCAATTAATTACAGCACATACTTTCTATAATGCAAATAGTTTAACAACTGTTTATATGCAAACAGCTAACTTACCAATTCGTTACGAAATTCAAAGAACAGGAACTTTAACTGCTGGAACTTATACATTACAACAAATATGTTCTTCTTGTATTTCTGAAGGTGGTTATTCACCTGAAGGATTACAGAAAATGATTGGAACTTCTCAAATTAATGCTGGTGTAAATTTAACAACAGCTAATACTTATTATAATATTGCAACTATTAAAATTAAATCTTCAAGACCTTATGCAGTTATAGTTCCTGCAGGAGCTGATATTTTAAATATATCTAATAACGATTTTGAATGGGGTTTATTTTTTAATGCTACACCTTCTTCTGCATTTAGTTATACATCTTTTGATGATAATGTTGAATATGATTTAACCACGGTTGATTTAACATCAACTGGCACAAGAGTTACAGGTGGTTATATGGGCGGAAAAACCGCACCAAGTACAATTGGAGATAGTGCCTTTGCTTTTGCTTATCAATTGGGTCAAACTATTGGTGGAACTTCTGATACTTTAACTTTAGCAGTTAGAGCAGGATCAGCAAATGGTGATGTATCTGGTTTATTAAAATGGTATGATTTAACATGAGTAATATTTATAGAAACGCATTCTACGATCCGTCAACAACTGCACAGACTACTGTGTATACTTGTAATGCAACGGCAAGAGCAATTATTCAAAATATACAAATTGCAAACGAATCAGGTTCTAAAACAGTTAGAGTTCATGTTTATGATTCATCCGCAGCTACAACTTATATTGTTGCCTATGCTGCTATTACAGGACCTACAACTTGCAACTTGGCTAACGGTCCAATCATATTACAAGAGAATGATGCCTTATTACTTGACAGTAGTGTGACAACTAGTGTAAGTGGTACTATATCAATAATGGAAGTGAATAGAGGATCATTAACGACATAATGAAAGAAATAAAAATACTTTGTGATTCAGAAATCACAATTAAGAATATTAAAACAGGTCATATCTATAAAAATGAAGATGAGGTTAAAGCAGATTTAAATGCTAAACCAGAAGATATTAGACGTGATGTTAAAATACTAGTTCCAGATATTCCACTATTTAATAAATCATGATTTTTAGATTAATTAAAAGCTTGTCTTCTTGGTTGGATAGAGTTATATTCACAATAGAAACTAAAAGAAGAGATAAGAGATATAAGAAATGATGTTACCAAAAGGTGGAAGTGAGATTATAAGAGATCAACTGATTAGTCAGTTACCAGAAGGATCATTAGATGGAATTAATTTAATTACATCTATATGTCATCCAGATCTAATTCAAAAAGATAAAATCAATATAGTTTGGCAACAATTAAGTTACGATCAACCTAATGTTCAATACATGAAAGATCGCAAATTTGTAGATTCAGTAGATTACTTTGTTTACAATAGCCATTGGTGTTTTGATCAGTTTAGAAGATATTTTAAGATTCCAGAATACAAGTCGTTTGTTATTAAAAATTCTACATTCACATTTGATAAAACAGAAAAGAATAATGAACGACTTAAATTAATTTATACATCTACACCTTGGAGAGGATTAGGTGTTCTTATTAGAGCAGTTGAAAAATTAAATAAGATTAGAGACGATTTTACACTAGATGTTTATTCATCAACTAAAATATATGGTGATAAATTTAATCAATTAGAAGAAGATAAATTTAAACCTCTATTTGATATGTGTAAAAACACAAAGAATGTAAACTATGTTGGTTATGGTACTAATGAAGAAATAAGAAAAACATTAGAGACAACTGATATATTAGCATATCCATGTATATTTGAAGAAACTTCATGTATTGCAGCTATTGAAGCGATGATGGCTGGATGTCATGTGGTGACAACGAATTACGGAGCGTTGCCAGAAACTTGCTCTGAATTTGCAACTATGATTGAATTTAATCCTACATTAGATTTAGTTAATAGTTATGCAGATGCACTGAACAATGTAATGGATAACTATAAGGCAGGAGTGTACAAAGAAGATACACAATTACAAACTCAATTTTATAAAAAGTTTTATTCTTGGGAAACAAGAATAGAAGAATGGAAAGGATTCTTAAACTATGTCAGAAGCAACAAAGAAAAACATTAAATTATTCGTAGCAACCCCAGCATTTGGTCATATGGTTACAACAAACTATATGAACAGTATGATGAAGTTTATATCAACAACTCATCCAAGATTAAATATATCAACAGCAATGCATCTTCAATCAGGGATGGCATTAGTTACACAAGCTAGAAATAATTGTGTAGCATATTTCTTGAATTCAGACTGCACGCATTTTCTTTTTATAGATGCTGATATTGGATTTGAACCAGAAGCAATACATAGATTAATTGAAAAAGATGTGCCACTTGCATTAACACCATATCCAGTTAAAGGTTATGGAGTAAATCATCAGTTACAATTCATAGTTCATTTTAAAGATAAGGATAATGTTAAAATGGAAAAAGATGGATTTGTAGAAATCACTGCAGGACCAACTGGATTCATGATGATTAAAAGAGAAGTATTTGAAAAATTAGCAGAAAAATATCCTGAAAAGAAAACAGTTAATAAACAATTAGTTGGTAATAAAGTAGAAACAATGTCTAAAGGTTGGTATACTTTCTTTGAAACTGATCAAGATCCAGTAAATGGATATCTTGGAGAAGATATAGCTTTCTGTAATTTATGGGTTAAAGCAGGTGGTAAGATATACGCTGATGCAATGACTCCATTAACTCACTTTGGATCACATTCTTTTCATGGTAATTTAGCTTTAATGTTCCAGAAGAAAGAAAAAGCTGAAGTTCATGGGGAATCTTTAGTTGACGGAAACGCTAAAAAGTAGTAAATTCACCATTTAAGGCTTACCAACAAGACTAGCCAACTTGCATGAAATTCATATTTAATAAGGAAAAACTTAAAGATATGCATGATGTCATATCATTATATCTAAAGTTTGATAGGTATAAGAGATATTCAAGAGTTCAAATATACTCACATCTTCTTCCTTGTTTCATATTGAATCAATATAAAATACATAAAGACAAGGACAACAATATGATTGCTTTTACAAACTGGGCTTATTTAGATAAAGAAACGGAAGATCGTTTTACGAGAACAGGTATTATAAAGCAAAAAGATTGGAAGACCGGAGACCGCGCGTGGCATATAGATACAGTATGCATCGGAGACCTTAAAAAAGTAATGGCTTGGACAAAAAGATATTTCAAAGAAAAATTAGGTGTAGGTAAAACTATTAGTTGGTTACGTATATCCGATAGAGGTAGCGTATATAGAGAAACGACTAGGACTATTAAGGAGAACTGGTAATGGGTGGCGCATTTGATTTTGTAGGTGATATCATTGATACCGGTGGAGATATTTTAGGTGGTGTAGGTGATGTTATAGGTGATGTTGCAGGAGGTATTGGAGATTTAGTTGGAAGTTTAGATTTAGCAGATGCTGCAAAAGCATTTATAATGTCAGGTGGAAATCCTTATGCTGCTGCAATAGCTGCAACAGGAGTTGATGAAAGTTTAGGATTTAATCCTGGATCTTTTATGTCAGGAGATTTTAGTAGTTTTGGTGGTGGAGATTTAGGTGGAATAGGTGGAGGAGGATTTGATTTATCTGTTCCTGATTTTGGTGGTCTAGGTGATTTAGGAAATTTTGATTTATCAGAAGTAGGATCAAGTTTTGATTTAGGGAATTTAGGTACAAGTTTAGGAGATATAGTAGACTATGGTGATTATGCACAATTAGGTGATGCATATAATACTGCTACAAGTGTATTAGATAATATACCTATTTCTGATTACAACCCAGAAATTGGAACAACGTTTGGTGATAATTTTGGATCTATTACAGATTACTATAGTGACTATAATCCAGAAATTGGAACAACGTTTGGTGATAATCTTGGATCATTTCCTCAAATAGATACAAGTAGTGGAGGTGGATTATTTGATACTGTTAAAGGTGGTTTAGATACTGCGGTAGAATGGTATAAAAAATATGGTAAACCAGCCACAAGTATAGCTAAATTAATTACATCTTATCAAGCTGGACAATTAAGTAAAAAACAACAAGAAGAATTAAATAGAAAAATACAAGCAGAGTATGATGCTTATAACGCTAAAAAATCTGCATTCCAAAGTCAAATAACTTCTGGACAATTACCTCAATTAAATATTTCAAGAGGAACTTATTCTCCTGTAAGAAAATATAATCCAATATTTGCTAATGGTGGTTCTGTTAGAAGAAAATATGGAACAGGTGGAATAACAGATATTATAGCTAGTTTAACAATACCTAGTATGGAAGATATTTTAAGTGGATATGAAAAATATGGAGATCCAATAGCTCAATTATTAAAATATGGTCTTTCTTATGGAGCAGGAAAATTAAGTAAAAAACAACAAGAAGAATTAAATAGATTAAGACAAGCTCAATACGATAAATATAATGAAGAAAAATCTGCATTTACAGATCTTATTGCTTCTGGAAATTTACCAAGTTTAAATATTACAAGAGGAACAACACCTACAGTTAAAATGGCTATGGGTGGAATAACTAATTTAAGACCAAGAACTAGTATGGGTATTATGGGGGTAAATAGATAATGGGTGCTATATTTAAAAATAGTGGAATATTAGATATGATATCAAATATTGTAAGTCCAGTTAACCAACAACCAACTGGTATAACTTCTATTCCTGTTACTAATCAAAATCCAACAGTTAATATGACTGGCGGTAGATTTAACCCAGTAAGAGATCCAAGATTAAATAGAGTTGCATCTAGACCTATGTTTAGAACATCAAGATATGATAATCAAATTAGTGATTTATTAAATAGATTAATGCCACAAACAGAAAATAAAGCTAATGGTGGAAGAATTGGTTATGAAAATGGTGGATCAAGTAAAACTCCTCCTAAATTTATACCTATGGATCTTGAAAGTGTTGCTAAAAGATTATTTGAAAGAAATTTAGATAATTTAACTTATAATGAAAAACAAACAATTTATGATTATATAGAACAGAATAGAAATAAAAAAGCTAACGGTGGTAGAATTGGTTATGCTGATGGAACACCAGCAGCAGGACTTGCAATTAGATTAAATAGACCAATTCAATCAGGAGATCCAATAGGATCTTTTTATGATAGTGGCCCAGCATTAATAGCTCAATCATCACCTTCTCGACAAGAATCAATTAAAGAAGCAGTTATGTCTTTACCATTAACTAGATCAAATCCTCAAATGAATGCAATGAGAAGATTATCTCAAATTAGAGATCCAAGAATTGCTAGATTACTTCAACAAAGACAACCTAAAGCTACAGGTGGTATTATGAATTTAAGAATGGGTGGTATGCCTGTTGAAATGGATTTAAGAGCTAGAGGAGGCTTTGTTCCAATAGGTAAAAAAGAGCGTGCAGATGACGTTCCAGCTAGATTAAGCAAAAATGAGTTTGTTTTTACAGCAAATGCTGTTAGAAATGCAGGTGATGGAGATATTAGAAAAGGTGCGAAAAGAATGTATAATTTAATGCATAAACTAGAGGCTAGAAAATAATGGCAGCAGCAGGACAAACAGCATCAGGATTACCAGCAGCGTTCCTAGAACCATTTGCATCTACATTAGGTGCTTATACAATTTCTGAATTACAAAGACCAATTGATATATCTCAAATTGCACCAAAGGTTGCAGGGATTGATCCTTTCATTCAAATAGCTCAACAACGTGCTGCACTAGGAGCAGGTCTTGGAGAAATTCAAAGAGGAGCTGAAGGAGAGATTACAGGATTTACAGGAGGCACAGGAATATCTTCTTATGAACCTTATATTGAAGCGATATCACAACAAGGAATATTAGAGCCTACTGGATATCAACAATACATGAGTCCATATCAACAATCCGTTATTGATCAAGCAACACAAGCTTTACAAAGACAAGCACAAATTGCAGAGAATCAAAGAGCAGCGCAAGCTACACAAGCAGGCGCGTATGGTGGAGCGCGATTCGGGGTTCAAGAAGCAGAAGCAGAAGCAGGACTTGGAAGAAACATTGCAGATATTACAGCTCAACTACAAGCACAAAATTATGCACAAGCAGTTCAAAGACAACAACAGCAACTTGGAAATTTAACAGGTCTAGCTAGTTTTGTACCAGGATTAGAGCAAGCTCAAATACAACAACTTGGTGCTTTAGGAGCAGGATCACAAGGTTATCAACAATCTATATTAGATGCTATGACACAAGCAGCTCAACTTGAAAATACATATGGACTAGGAAGACTTGGAACAGGAGCTAATATATTTGCAAATATTGCAGGTGGAATTCCAGGACAACCAACAGCACCTCTTGCACAAAATCCAGCTTTAACTGGAATTGGTGCATTTGCTAATGCATTTAATTTATTAAGTCCAAGAACAAGTACAGGTCAACAGCAATCAGGGATTTTTGGATAATATGAGTATTACATTAAAAAGACCTATGTTTAGAATGGGTGGCCAAGCGAGAAGCGAGGACACTGGTATTACATCTGGCTTAAGACAACCATATCAAGTAGGTAGATTAGTTACTGATGAAAGTAATTATCCATATGGAGTACAACAAGATCCAAATTTAATGGGAATCGGAGCTGCGGCTAATACGTTTAATTTATTAAATAGTGTATCTAAAGCTGCTCCTACATCTAATTTTTTTCCTACAACAGATGATGAAGGAGAAGTTGAGCCAGTTACAATAGAAGATAAAATAAATAGAATAATGAAACAATATGAAGTTACATCACAAGATGATTTATCTGCTATATTAGGTGGTATTGGAGCTGGATTTAGTGGAGCATATACTTTAGGTGAAGCACTTAATAAAGCTGCACAAACTAGAGGTCAATTAATTGAACCTAAACTTCAAAGAGCTCAAGATATAAGAGCTAAATTATCATTGTTGCCAGTAGAACAAGCTTATAAGGAAAAATTACAAGGAATGAAAAATAGAGAAAAGACTTACGCATTAACAGATAAAATCAATCAATTAAACAAAAGCATGACAAGATTATATGAAATTGATGATAAATTAAAAGATCCTAGTGTATCGGTATTAGATAAAACAAAATTACAAAGAGAAAAGAAAATTTTAGAGAGTACAATTGAAACTATACTACCAAAAAGTGATCCAATACTTGAAGGGTTTTTAAAAACACCTTCTGGTGGTCAATTATTTAGAGCTGAAATAGAAGCTATTAAAAAAGAAAAAGGATTAAAAGACGATGCTGCTGTAACAAGTGATCTTTATATTGAAGCTATTAAAAGAGTAAGAGAAAAACTTTCTAAAACAGGAGGAAGAGGCGAAGGAATGAAAAAAGGAGGAAGAGTTGGAATGGAAGAAGGTGGTATTTCATCTGATTATACAGAAACTGATACTGAAGTTGTAAGTGAAGAAGGAGATAGAGGAATGATGGATTTAGTTGCTCAACAAACAACTCAAACAACTCCTGCTCCAGTTCAACAGATATCTGCAGAACAAGTTAAACCATTAACTTATAATGAATTAAGAGCAAGATTACCAAAAGAAATAACAAATGAAGTTGTTAATTTATTATCTAAAAGCCAACAGGCATTAGTAGATTTTGCTAATATTACTACTCAAAAAGATGTTGTAGAATTTAATGCTAAATACGGAGTAAATTTAGTTTTACCACAGGTGTAAAATGGAAAATGAAGACATTATTCAATCGCCTGATGATTCAGTTAATCAATCAATTCAAGAACAAGTATTAGATACTCCATCTTTTACTACTCAAAATTTAACATCTTCTGAAATTATATCGCCTGATGATTCTATTATTCAATCAGTTGAAGAAACACAACCTTATTTAACTCAACAAAACTTTTTAGAATTTGAAGATATTAAAGGAGTAATAAAATCTTTTTTAAATCCTGAAGAAAAACCAAAAGCATTAGCAGAAGCTGTATCTAAACCAATGAAATATGGTTTATTTTTTGATACAGCAAATGAATTTCTTGAGGAAAATAAAAAACAAGTAGCTGAAAAAAAATTTTCAAACGAACCTAATGTTATAAAAGTAAATAGTACAACTTATATAGATACTACAACTGGTGAAAATTTATATGCTAGTTTTGGAAAAAATGAAATTGTTGATCAAGCTTTAAGTGGTTTATTGGAAAGTGGATATAGTTTTGGTCAATTAATAACTTTACCTTTAGATTTAGCTTTTGATACTAATCTTACTAAATCTTTAGATGAATTATATGAAAAGTATAAATATGAAGATCCAGATACTTTTATAGAAGAAGTTGTAAAAGTATTAACTGAATATGGAGCTCCAGTTTCAGCTGTTACAAAATTAACGTCTCCTTTAAGAAAAAAATTAAGAGATCAATTAAATACAATTCAAAGTAAAAGTTTAAGAAGAACAGCAAAATTTACATCTAGTGTAGGATACGGTGCTGGAGTATTTGGTGCAGCAGATTTTATTGTTGGTAATCCTGGAGATAGAGATTTATTTGTAGAAAAAGAAAGTGAAGAAGGACTAGAAGGAAGAGATTTAGCGGCTGCAAGATTAAGAAATAAAGTTAGATTTGGTATAGAAGGATCCGTATTAGGAAGTGGAGTTAATATTGTAGGTAAGATGTTACCTATAGGATTAAGATACGGTATAGTTAGACCTGCTGGAAAAGCTTATGATTTAGGTGCTAGAACTGCAAATGCAGTAGTTGTTAATCCTGTTGGTAAATTATTATCAAAATCAGATGTTGTAGTTCCAGGAATTGCAAATTTAATAAGAGAAGGTTCTCAATTTACAAAAGAATCAATATTAACGCCTATTATTACAGGAATAAAAATAGAATATAAAGGTGGATTACCTGTAGCTGTTCCAAAATTTGCAGGAGAAATACCTCCTTATAAAGATTGGAGATTATTTAGTGTAACTGACTCCTCGCCAATAAAATCAAAATTAAAAAAATTAGATAATTTTATATCTTATTTTAGAACTGAATTTAGAGATCCAGAAAATGTTTATAAATTATCTTCAAGAGCTGTCGCAGATCTAAAAGGTCAGTCTAAAATTATTAATTCTTATTTAGATGATTTAGAAGTTAGAACTTATAATTTAGCAAAAGCATTTGGAAATCAATACAAAAACAGTACTAGTTCTGAAGGTGGAAGAGAATATTATTTAAATTTAGTTGAGGAATATTTAAAAAACCAAACAAAATTAAATTCTTTACCAAAAGAATTACAACCTACAGCTTTAGCTTTAAAAGAAAAATTTAATAATATTAAAAAAACTTTTGTTGATTTATTACCTGAAGGTGATCTTAAAGATGAATTTTCAAAAGTAATTAAAAATTATATGAAAAAATCTTTTGCTGTATTTACTGATCCTGATTTTCAGCCAACAAAAGAAGTGTTAGATGAATCTGTAAAAGAAGGAATTAAAATAATTAAAAAATATAGAGACATGAGAACAGAAGCTAAAAATATGTTTCCTAATTTACCAATAACAACTGCTATTGAAAATTATTCTCAATTAATGATACAAAATATATTAAGAACTGCTAAATCAGAAGTTATAGATCCTTTGTTAACTATTAGAAATATAGGAAAAGATATTTTAAAATTAGATAAATCAATATTATCAGGAGATGAATTACCGGTTGCTATTAGAAAGTTATTAGGAGAAGAAAAGAATTTAAAATCTTCTATACTACAAACTACTTCTAGTTTCCTAACTCAAACTAATAATAAAAAATTATATGATGAAGTAGCTGATATTGGATTAAAAGAAGGTTGGTTAAAAATAGGAAAAGGTTTAGATCCAACTTTACAACAAGTTGGTAGAATACCTGGACTTGGCTTAATGAATAGTAAAATAAGTAAATTATATGCTAATCCTGAATTGGCAGCTGCAATATCTGGAAGTAAAGGAACATTAGATTCATTTATACAGAATGATTATTATAGAGCATTATTACAATTTAAAACTTCAGTTCAATTTGGTAAAACTATATTAAATCCTGAAGGTCAAATAAGAAATGCAGTTACTAACGTTGGTTTTCCAATTATGTATGGATGGATAGGTGGAAAAACAAGTATAACTGATTCTTTTAAAAAAGTTGCTGGAGACATATATGGAGCAGGAAAAGAGTTTAATACTCCTGCTTTTTTAAGAGATATTGAAAAATTAACTAAACTTGGGGTTTTAGATGATAACATTATTGCTCAAGAGTTATCTGCTGTATTAAAACAATTACAAGAAGGAAAAATAAATAATTTAGATGGACTTTTATTAAAATTATCTAAAACTAAATTTATTACTAATGCAACTAGAACATTTCAGGGTGGAGATAATGCTTGGAGATTATATAGTTATCTTTGGAATAATTCATTTTTAAGTAGAGCTTTTAACGGAGATTTAAAAAAACTTATAAAACAAGAAGAATTAATAACTGGAGAAAAATATAATCCAATATCTAAAGTAACAGGAAAAAACAAAACATTTGAAGATGCTGTTGATGAATTTTCTTCTTGGTATGTAAAAACTTTAATGCCAACTTATAGTGAGGTTCCACAAGCTATAAAAATTTTAAGAAAATTACCACTTGGTAATTTCATATCTTGGCCTGCTGCTATAATACAAGTATCAGCTAATGGAATGAGAACAGCTTTAAGAGAAGCTTCTTCTGATATGCCGGAAATAAGACAATTAGGTCTTCGTAAATTAATGGGTATGTTTACAACTTATGGTGGAGCTGGATATGCAATTACAGGGTTGGCAGAACAATTAACTGGAGTTAGTGAAGATCAAATAAATGCATATAAGAGATCTTTTGCACCAGATTATGATAAAAATAGTTCCCTTTTACCTTACTCACCTATAAAAGATAATATATTAAAAATAGTTAATTTTTCATACTCTGATGTTTTTGACACTGTTAAAAAACCTATTAGAGCTGCAATAGCAAATTTAGATAAAATTAAAAGTGCAAAAGATATAGATGATTTTGTTTTTAATGCAACTATAGATGCTACTAAAGAATTTGTTAAACCATTTATAAGTGAAACTATAGCTTTAAAACCTGTTTTGGATGTTCTTCCAGAAGGATTTCCATTAGCAAGAGGAGGAAAAACAATAGAAGGAAATCGTATTTATTCCGAAACAGATAATTGGAAAGATAAAACATATAAATCTGTAGCTCATATATTAAGTGCAGCTGTGCCATCTGGAATAACTTTAATTGATAAATATGGTACATCTATATACGACACTCTTACAGGAAGATCTAAACCAGATGATTTAAGAAATAGATTTATATCTTCAATTAGTGGAACAAAAATTACTAATGTAGATTTACAAAAAACTTTAGATTTTAAAATTGGAGAGTTTGTACCAAAAATAAAAAAAGATGTTTTAGCAACAGAAGGTTTTTACTCAGAAAAAAATTGGCAATCAAGAACACCGAAAGATCAAGCTAAAGAATGGGAAGATATTCAAAAAGAATCCTTTGAACAACAAAAAGAATTATATCAATTAATACAAGATGCTAAAACTTTAAAAATACCAATGGATGTTATTGAAGATACGTTAATGAAAAAATTTAATAATAAAGAATTAGTTGGAAATATTATTAATGGTACATTTACTCCTGTTAAATATAGTGAAAAAAAATTAGAAGAAAAATATTTAAAAATTGAAAGAGATGAAAAAATTGCAAAAAGAGGAACTCCAAATTATGATTTCATTGCTCCTTTTAATCAATTAGATAAAGTAACAGATAAACATTATGATATTTCATTAAAAAGAGATTACGAAGATGCAATATCAAGAAAACAAAGAGGAGAAGGTATTACACCTGGTACTAAAGAAGTATTCCCTAAAATACCATTAAAAATAAAACAAGAACAACAAAGTAACATTCAAACACCACCATTACCAACTACTCCTCAACCAGTAGCTACTACAAATATCGCACCACAGATTAATCCAACAACTAAATTGACTTCTGTAGAAAGTGCATTATTATCGCCAACCGAACAAATAATTAGACAAAGTCAACGATCATGAAAAGAATTATAAAATCAAGATTGGACGAACATATGGTAGATTTATACAACAGAGTAGATAATCTTAAAAAAGATATATCGGTAATTAAAAATAATCATCTCAAACATATGAGTTGCGCTATTTATAAAATAGAAAAGAAAGTAGATAAAATACTTTGGGCTATGATAACAGGCATGGGAGCAGTAATTGTAGCGCTCATAGCTATCGTTTTAAAAATGAAATGAAATTAAGTAATAACTTCACGTTAGAAGAATTAACTAAATCACAAGAAGCAATAAGATTAGGTATACCTAATGAACCTAATCCAGATCATATCTTTAATCTACAACTACTTTGTCAATACATATTACAACCTGTAAGAGATAATTTTAATTTACCTATGACAGTTAGTTCTGGATATAGATCACCTGAACTTTGTGAAAGAATCGGATCATCTAGTAAGAGTCAACATACTCGTGGAGAAGCCGCAGATTTTGAAGTATTTGGTGTTCCTAACAAAGATGTAAGTGATTGGATAGTAAAAAATCTTGATTATGATCAATGTATATTAGAGTTTTGGACTCCTGATGAACCTAACTCCGGATGGATTCATTGTAGCTACTCTGCAGCTAAAAATAGACGCCAATATCTTAAAGCATCTAGACAGGATGGCAAGATAATTTATTCACCTCTTGTATAAAATAATTTGTTGCATTAATTTCAAAAAGTTGTATGACGCGGAATGGAAAATAAAGTTTTAGTACATAAACATTTAATAGTCCGAGCAGAAGCTAAAAATCCTCCAATGGATGAAACTATTCTTACAGAGTGGTTTAAGAAATTTATAGAAGAAATAGGTATGAAGGTTATGATGGGACCATACGTTAAGTATTCTCATATGATCGGGAATCGCGGTATTACAGGTGCTGCAATTATTGAAACATCACATATAGTAATGCATGTCTGGGATGAACCTGACCCCGCCTTGCTTCAGTTTGATGTTTACTCTTGTGGTGAATTTGATCCTGAAACAATATGTGAAAAGATAAAGAAAGATTTTAATACAACAAAAATAGAATACAAATTTTTAGATCGTGAAAATGATTTAAGTGAATTACATACTTTAACTTATACTGATCCAATAGTTAAAAACTATGAAAATAAAGAAATAGAAAAGAAAAATAATGCATTATTAAAAAGTAGAAAAGAAGTTGAGATTAATGGTAGTGGAACTCATGGATATAGAATTAAAGAAGGTATTCATAAAGGCACAGTTCTTGGCCATATTACAAGAGAAAAATCAGTACTTGAAAATCAATAAATAATATTTATATATACCGTAGGTTGCATCATGTGGATGGACCTAATTAATTTTGCTTTTAACAAAGGAGATAATTATGACAAACATTGAAGTTTTCAATAATTTAAGCAAACAATTATTCAACGGATCAACAAAGTTTTTTGATGATGCCTTTGAAAATATTTTTGACACGTGGTCAAAAGTACAATCATTTCCATTCTATAACGTAGTAAAATACTCAAAAGGTAAATACGGTTTAGAAATCGGTTTAGCTGGCTACAATAAAGAAAACGTACTTGTAGAAGTTAAAGACGGTATTTTAACAGTAGAAGGAAAAGTAGAAGATAAGAATGTAGACTACGTACAAAAAGGTCTAGCATTTAGAAAGTTTTTCAAACAGTTTGAGTTAGCTAAAGATGTAATAGTTGATGAAGCTGAAATGAAAGACGGTCTACTTAAAATTAAATTTGGTTTCAATGAGCCTAAAGAAATTGAAGGCGTTAAAATTGATATCAAATAATGTATCCGTATAACGAAGAAGAAGTTAATTGGTTAAATCCAAGATTTTAATTCTTCACCCATAACTTGGGAAGCAATATCTATCTTTTTGCGGAGAGCTTTGACAATCTTTTCATCAACAGTCTTCTCCGCAATTAGATCAATATAAGTCACTGATTTCTTTTGTCCTATTCTGTGCGCACGATCCTCTGACTGTAATCTCTTTTCTAAATCATAACCATTAGAATAATATATAACAGTGCTTGCAGCTGTTAATGTAATACCATAGCCGCCTGTTTGTGGGTTACCCACGAAAAATCGGGTCGTGGATCGTGGATCTTGGAACTTCTCTATACTCTTCTGTCTATCATCTGTATTAATTGCTCCATAATATTGTACTACAGAATCGTCACCATATTCTTTTTTAATAGCTTCAACTATACGTTCAATATCATAAATATAATTAGCCCATATAATTGCTTTACCTTCTGTTTCTTCAAGAATAGACATTAATTCTTCTATTCTATTATTCTTAATCTCTTGTAATTCTCCAGTATCTGATTTGAAATGACCACAAGTAATCTGGTGTAATCTCATTAATTGAGTTAATACATTGGGTGCTGTTAATGTTTTACCATTTAAACTAGCCAATGCAGTTTGTTTCATTGTAGTATAAAGCTTTAATTGTTCATCTGTAAGCTCAATTTCTCGTTTAATGTAAATTTTGTCTGGTAGATCTAAACAATCTTCTTTTAATACACGATATGAATAAGGCTCTAACAGTCTAGATAATTCATCTAAACGTTGATAACTTTTAACTATTTGAACTCTACGACCTCCAAAGTTTCTTTCTACCATATGTGCATATCTTGATCTAAATGCATAATAAGATGTAAATCCTAGTATTTCTTCATTAAGAAATCCACATTGAGTATATAAATCTAATGGACTTTTAGTAACTGGAGATCCAGTTAATATTCTTCTATATTTTGCTATTTCAGCTAATGCTAATATTGATTTAGTTCTTTTGGCAGAAGGAGTTTTAATGGTAGTAGATTCATCAACAGCCATTAAAGTATTATGTGAATTAAGGAACTTTAAAGCAAATTGTAATCCTTTTTTAGTTGAGAAAGACTCAACATTCATAATTAAAATATGTAAATTATATTCAGATTTAAATAATGAATTTAATTCTTCTTCTTTTGATTTAGAGGCTAAAGCTGTCCATAATACTTTATTATATTGTATATGGCTAGGCATATGTATTGGTATTTCTGAAGAAAACCAGTTCTTATAAACACCTTTTGGTGCTATAATTAGCACCCCATTTATTTTACCTTTATCATAAAGCACTGCTATATTATCAATAAGAACTTTAGATTTACCAGTACCCATTTCCATAAAGAATGCATACTCTTGTTTATCCCATGCTTTTTCTAAAGCAACTAATTGGTGCTCATATGGTTTAGTTTTAAACCTGTAATTGCGAATCATAAATAATTAACTTCTTTCTATTGACTTATTAAATAAACATCATTATATACTTTGTCAAGAGAGAAATAAAAGAATGAAAAATAAAATATTTGAATTATATAAAGATAAAAGTCTTGTAGAGTTTTTAGAGTTTAAAAAAGAAAACCCTGAAGAAAATTTTGTGTATGTGTTACAGCATCCACCAGCTAATATAAATATATTAAGCGCTTCTAATTTTGGATATTTAGTTATATGTCTTGCTTACTTTGATCAAGTTGCATTTAATGCATCTCCTTTCGTATTTAAAATGCGAAAGAACTTGAAAGATTTTACAAAGCGAGATTATATATTGCTTACAGGAGATCCGGCGGTCATTGGTATTTCCTGTGCTATAGCAAGTGACATGACCAATGGCCAATTTAATCTCTTGAAATGGGATCGTAGAGAGTTTAAATATTACCCAATAGAATTCGATCTCTATCAGAAAGGATAAAAATGAACATAATAAACTTTATAGAAAAAGGAGAAGATCTTGTAAACACAGTATTTCCAAAACATATTTGGGTATCTGAAAATAGAAGAGGTAAATACAGAGATACTTACTTTAATATATTTTGGCAACAACATATAATTAAACCTAAAAGAGAGATGATGAATAATCCAGATTACTACATTGACTATTCTAGATGTAATACAACTGAAAAATTATGTGATTGGATTAGACAATTATCTGGAAAAACTTGGTGTACTGTTGAAATGATAAGTGAACTTATTGACGAAGTTAATGAAGTACACAAAGAAAAAACAGGAAAGGTTTTATTCTAATGAATGACGATGTAAAAAAAATGATGTTGGAGGATTCTACTGATCTTTTAGATAATGTAGAAGTTACAACAATATCAGCTGAATGTCAGAAGTTAAAAAATTTAGAAGATGATATTACTAGAGCTGAAGAGCATGTAGATAATCTAAAAGCTATGGCAAGAGATATTAGTGAACGCGTTATACCTGAACTCTTAGCAGAGCAGGGTTTAAGTTCTTTGAAATTAGCTGATGGTTCATCTGTTACAGTCAAAAGAGAATACAGATGTACTCTTCCCAAAGACGATTTTAAAAGGGAAGGAGCTTATAAATGGCTTCGTGAGAACGGACTAGGTGACATTATTAAAAATAATGTTTCTGTTACGTTCGGTCGTGGCGAAGATAACAAGGCTCAACAATTGTTGGACCTTGCAGCGTCAAATGGTTTTGAACCACAACAGAAAGCTGATGTGGCTTGGAATACTTTGACAGCTTTATTTCAGGAGCGTGTCGAGTCCGGGCTCGACATGCCTTCTGATGTCTTTAGTACTTGGATTAAAGACACAACTAAAATAACCCGTAAATAATGGAGAAACGATGATGGCTAATGAAGCAATGGTTAAAAAAACAGTAACCAACGGTTCTGTAGCTTTGTTTGGAGATGATCTAGACAAAGGCTTTGAAAATATGACGCAACAAGATCTTGCGTTACCTTTCATAAGAATCCTTGGACAATTATCACCACAGGTAACTGA